AGTGTTGATGGCACGAGTCTGTCTTATGACAATATCGTAAAAGCGATTCATGTTGTGCAATCCAAAATGGGCGTCATGGGTACGACCTCTAAAGAGGCGGCCACCACCCTGACTGGTTCAGTAAGCATGATGAAGTCGTCATGGACTGACTTTTTAGGGCAGTTGTCCCTTGGCGGAGATATGACACAGCCGTTGAAAAATCTCATAAACAGTGTTGTTACGTTCGGAGCAAACCTTGCCCCTCTGCTCGCCAATATTGTGACAGGTATCGGGAATTTGATTACAAGTACTGATTGGGGGAGCGTTGTTGATGGTGCGATGGATAGTCTGGATACTACGGTAAAGAAGCGGATAGCATCTTTCAATTTTAGTAGCGCCTTATCCTCGGCATTCTCTACCCTTGGCGACATTGGAGGGTCTTTAGCCGATTTCGGCTCCATGGGTCTTGACTTAGTAAATATGATAAGTGGTTCCCTTGGAAATGCGGACTGGGGAACGATTGCGTCAACAATCGGCGAAAAACTTAGTAATATAGTCAGTCTTGGCAGTGAGGGACTTACCGGACTAGTAGATACAGGAGTGAATCTTGTAGAAAACATCGGGCAAGGCATGGAAACAGCAATCCCGGAATTGTTGGACAAGGCATTGCCTATGCTCTCGGATCTATCCGAAACTATACGGGAAAATGCAGGAAATTTGATTGACTGTGGTCTTGACTTGATTACCAATATCGCGGACGGTCTGATTGATTCTATTCCAACGCTGGTGGAAAATGTGCCGACCATCGTTGAGAACATGGCTGGAATTATCAATGATAATGCACCTAAACTACTTATCACAGGTGCTGTGCTCCTTGGAAAATTAGCAGAAGGAATTATCAAGGCAATCCCAACAATCGTGGCGAACCTGCCAAAGATTATCACAGCCATTGTTTCTGTGCTTACGGCTTTTAACTGGATAAATCTTGGAAAGTCGATTGTAACAGGTATTGCAAATGGTGTGAAAGCACTTCCAGAAAAGATTTCTGGATTTACAAAATCTGCGGTAGGGAAACTCAAAGATATCCTATCTAATGGCGCAAAAACAGCAATGGAAAAATTCAAGAATTTGCTGGTGAGTGGTGCCAAGGGAACAGCAAATGCTTTCAAAGGAGGTATGAATGGTATCGTAACAAGCGTCAAGACCATTTTCTCTAAGATGGTCAGTACCGCAAAGAACGCCATCGTGTTTTTTAAAAATACGGTAGTAAGTGAGGCGAGAACTGCCATGAGCAGATTTAAGAGCACTTTATCAGGTGGTGGCAAGGCTGCAGCCACAGCACTTAAAAATGGGATTTCAAAGATTCCATCCACAGTAAAAAGCATCTTGTCGAAGGCTTGGAATATTATCAAAGGCATTGTATCTAAATTCAAAGGAGCGTTTAAGTTTTCATGGTCACTGCCGCATTTGAAAGTGCCGCATGTCAGTGTGTCAGGCGGCAAGGCTCCGTTCGGTATCGGAGGCAAAGGAAGTTTGCCGCATTTTAATGTGAGCTGGTATAAAAAGGCTATGGAAAGTCCATATGTATTTTCTGATGCTACCCTGTTTGGAGCAGGAGAAGCAGGAGACGAGATGTTGTACGGTCGTAGCAGATTAATGAGTGACATCAAAGAGGCGACACAGGGAACGAAAAACGATGTAACTATTAACGTAACCGTAAACGGTGCAGATAATCCGGAAGAATGGGGAAGAAGAATGGCGAGTGAGCTTAGAAGGCAGGTGAAAATGGCATAATGGCAAAGAAAAAGAAAAAGTCTGCTGCTCCCAGTGGTCTGACTATATCAAGAGACGGTTTAAAGTTTACGATTGAATGGAAAATACCATCAAAAGGATACGGAGCAGGTCAGTGGCTCCGGTATCGCTTGCGTACAAAGAAGAAGGGAGCCACTAAGTGGACATGGGAAAAGTGGAAAGAGATAAGCGTAGGACATAAGACAACGAAAAAAACGGTATCTCTTGATAAGACTAAATATTATCCTGCCACATCTAAGAGATTAAGTGGTATTGAATTCAAGGTCAAAGGAAAATCTTCAGATGATAAAAAATACACCTACACGGCTACATCTTCCGCGAAGACGTTTGCCATTTATGCACCAAATGCCCCTTCTGTTTCTTACTCCCTTGATGATACCGGCGCAAATAAAGGTACATTTTCCTGGAGTACTTCATACGAGGCAAATGACGCAAGGCATTTCGCCAAGACTCAGGTACAGACAGCTATTATGAAGAATTATAAGGGCGAAATATCAAAAGCTACATTTAGCGATGCTTCGTATACTGCGGCATCCGGTTCATGGTCAATCGCAGAAGATGGTTCACCGACACAAAGCAACACATATTGTCGAATTGTGAGAGTGAAAGCAAAAGGTGTTGCCGGTGATTCAGATTGGAAATATGCATATCATTATTACAGCATACCTGAACGTCCAGTTATTCAGAAGACAGGAAGCAAAGCGATTGGTTCATCTAGTCGCTATGTATGGGCGGATTGGACACAGAATAGACCAAAGGACAGGCCTGTAGATTCTATGGAATTGCAGTATGCTATAGATAAGCCGGAAAGCGGAGAGAGGTATACCGGCACCTCGTGGAGTACAGGGGTAACTGTTGCGTATCATGACTATACGGTGTCGGCAGATTTTAATACGGACGATGGTATAGCGGAAGACCAGATCATGTGGACAAGGGTGCAAAGCACACACGATAAAAAATATGCATATTCTGAACCACGAGTAGCGGCACGAGGGGCCTTAAAATCCCCGTCATTTGATACGGTATCAGCAACAGGAACAACACTGACCATCAATAGTATTGAGCGAAAGACGGAAGTTTCTGACGCTAAAACAGCAATCTGGATGAAAATAGGCAACGAAGAAAAAGGCATTATTGCAATCACGGATAAAGAAGGGACAATCACAGTTACATGCCCAGATGTTTCTGGAGGGAATGAATACCAGATTGCTCTCAAAAACTTTACTGGAACTTCTACACCTCAAAATGGAGTGTATGGTACTGTTTACAAATTGAATCCGCTCATGCAATCCGGATGGATCTATTCAGAGACAAGAAAAATTGCAGTTCCTCCGAAAAATATAAATGCAATGGCAGTAGCATCCGATACCGTAGAACTAACGTGGGATTGGTCATGGAAAAATGCGGATGCGGCTACCATATCATGGGCAGATCATGAGGATGCATGGATCAGTACGGATGCCCCAACTACTTATGACGTGGACGATAGAGAGACCACATGGCACATTGGGTCTTTGAAATCGGCAAAAACATATTATTTCCGTGTGAGATTGAGAGATACATCTGGAGAAGAAGAGGTGATGTCACCATGGTCTGATACGGTTGCAGTGTCATTAAGCGAGACACCAACAACACCAACACTTGCAACTACGGAAAATTATCTTAGTGTTGACGATACAGTTATCTGCAGTGTTGGCTACACGGGAAACAGCAAAGCGAGCATAAAGATAGCAGAAGCAATTAATGACGAGCCGGTTAAAGGAAAAGAGGGAAATGTTGTTG